CGCAGCACTAAAGGGGGTCGCCTCGGTGCCCGTGGCAGAGGTCATGCCATGGACGCGCCAGAAGCCGGACACAGCATCCTCAAGTTCGATGTAGTCGCCCTTCAGACCGCCGGTCGTGGTGCCGTTCAGGGTAATAGTGTCCGAGGTGGACGCCGTTTCCCAACCGGCGATCGTGTCGCCCGAATCCTGGTTGGTCATGATCGACCCTTCCATCACGTCGGTCGAATTGGCGACCTGGATCTTGGCGCTATTCGAGGTGATGGTGGTGTGAACCAGGAAGCGATAGCGGTCGCCCGTACCGGCCGAAGCCGGCAGGGTCACGGTTGCTCCGGCCGCCACGTTGAAGATCAGCAGCGGGCCGTTGGCGTGGACATCACGGTCAAGCGTAACAGCCGCCGTGATAGCGATGGGGGCAAAAGGATATCCCATTGTTCAGTTCTCCTTAGGATGCCGAGGTCAGGCCGTAGATGTCGGCGGCGACACCGTGGGCAGCCTCGTTATTGACGAGCAGCGTGTATTCGGTGACGAGCACGCGCTTTTCCGCGTCGCCGGTCTTGGCGGGCTTCACGAGCTGGATGTCATCGAACACGCCGAGCGAGACCATGCGCGGGTCAACCAAGAAGGCGTTGCGGGCGACAGTCGCGCCGGCGCGGGCCATCTGGCGGTTGGGGACGACCGAGACCGGCCCGAAGTCCGACAGATACATATCGGCCGCGGCGACGATCGTGGTCTGACCCTTGCTCGGGGCCTCGTAGCGCTGAAGCGCCACGTTGCTGTCCGACATGAAGGTCGAGAACACGGTCTTGGCGTAGGGCGCCAGCATCAGGGTTTTCGGAGAACCGCCCGCATTGTAGGTGGACAGGATCACCGAATCCAGGATGGCCTTGGTAAAGGCGCGCTGGGTGCCGTTGGTGGCCGCGTCAACAACGCTGGTGGAGGTGTTGAAGCCGCCCGAAGAGCCGCCGGAGCCCATCGCGTCGTTCGACGCAAGCCAAGCGCGGAAAGCGCCAAGTTTGCGGTTGCTCGCCGCGTTGCCAGAGCCGGCAGTCGATGCCTGGTTGCCAAGCACGATCGACTCCATGTCGATGCGCAGCTCGACGCCCTTCTTGGCGACGTTGTACGCCAGATCAGACTTGCGGCCCGCCTTCGAGGTCTTGTCCTGCGTGCGCGAGACAATGATCTTCTTGTCGGAGATCTGGGTGTAGTTGCCGACGCGGCTCGGGGCCGTGATGGCGTCGTAGTTCCAGTCGTTGCCTTCCGGCTGGTTGTTCGCCGTGTCGGGCGAGGCCAGCGTGTCAAGCAGCCACTCGGGATGCGTGGACGCAACCGGCTTGCGGCCGATCAGCGACAAGAACGGGGTCTCTTCCGGGGTGATCTGGTAGATCTTGTCCGCCAGCTCTTCGCGGTTTCCGCCGGCAGAGCCGACGTCGTAGCTTTCGTAGGTATTGCTAACCTGTGCCATGTGGCACCTCCATTAAAGATCAAGGTCCATGAGGGAGCGCACGCCGGCATCGAACGATCCGGTATTGCGCAATTGCTCGCTTCTCACTTGACTTTCGCGGGAGGATTTGGCCTTCGGGTCCATGCGCTTCTTGCCCGACAGAACGGGCTTGGACTGCACGTCTTTCTTGACGGTCGGCAGGTTCTTGCGGGCTCTCCGGTACGCCGCCAAATCGCGGTAAACCCGGTAGAGCCGATGATCAACGGCGTTGTTCATCTCCTCCTGGGAGAAGCCGTACTCGGTCATCGTATCGACGGCATCGGCCCAGAACTTGCTGTACACCTCCGGCTTTTTCAGCTCGGGCATGGCGTCCAGCAACAACTTGGCTTCGCGGTCGTGAACCTCTTTCTGAAGACGCTGCTGCTCCTGAGTCAGCCGGGCCTGATCAGCCTGGGCCGCATGCTGCACTTGCGTCAGTAGTCCGACCTTCTTGTCGTATTCAGCCTTGGCCGACATGTACCGGAGCGGATCGTAGCTGGGCGATGAACTGTCCAGCATTCGCTCGTCCGGCGCCTGCGGCAGAAACTGCTGCGACACCTGAAGGATAAAGTCCCGCTGCGCCTGTAAGGTGCGAGCGTGTTGTTCAAATTCGGCCTTCTGAGAGGCCAAGGCTTCACGTTCCTTGGCGTTTTCCTGAGTGCCGCGTGTGAACGCTGATTGTGCGAGGTATCCGCGCTTGAGGTCTTGAACGGAGATCACGGTGCCGTCTTTCAGGCGCACATTCGCGGTATCGGCCGCGAACTTGCCTGACTCGTAACCGGGTCCGCCCTCCTCCTCTTCCGAGGCTTCCTCTTCAGACGCTTCCTCGGTGCCTTCCGCGTCCGGCTCCTCGCCTTCCGCTTCCGATTCCTCGGGCTCGTCCTCTTGGGCCTGATCTTCTTCCTGGAGGTCCGTTTCCGGGTCCGTCAGAACATCAGTGAGAGCATCAACACCGTCGTCAAAAGACAACGGGCCGTCGTTACCAGCCTCTTGCGAGGGGTTGGTGTCGGACATTCAGTTTTCCTTATGTTGAGCCGGGGGTCGTTTTAAGCGAACGAGCCGGGTTCGTCCTGCACGTCTGCCGCCATGATGTAGCGGTCGAGCACGTTGCGGATTTCGTCTGCCACTTGCGCGACCTGCTGCAAGCGGATGATGTTGGACTTGTCGTCAGGGTTGGCCGTGACGAGTGAATTCAGTGCATCGGCGCGGATGTCGTCCAGCGCCTTGTTGAAGATCGGGTCTGCCTTGAGCCTTGCGGCTTCCTTGGCGAGGTGGCTGCTCATCAGGTCGTCGTGATGCCGGCGATCTTGTACGGCGCGTCGCCCGGCGCAGGAATCACGCTAAACGTCAGGATATCACCCGCCTGCACCCGGAAATTCGTCGTTGCCGCCGTGGGATTGGCGGCCACAAGGTAGCAGAACGCGCTGTCAGACGTGATGGTAATGAACCGGGTCTGCGCCGCGAACTGCGCCGACTGCGCCGACGTGCCGCTGATCGCGACATTCTGCTCAACCGCCGCTGGCTCGGCCCAGATGTCAGGTCCGCCCGCCATCTGCGGCTTCTTGGTGTGCTCCTTGATCCAAAGCGTCGCCATCTATCCTATTCTCCGCTCGGTGCAGCCTTGGCCGCTTCCATTTTCTGCTGATGCGCCTCTTGGCTCTGCATGGTCTTGAACACGCCGGCTTCCATTTGCTGGCGATGCTGCTCGGCCTGCTGGTGAAGCGTCTGCTGGTGCATCTCTCGCTTCATGTTCAATTCGGCCAGCTTCAACTCGCGCTGCATCTCGAATTCCATGATCGCAAGCTGCTTGTCGAACTCGAACTTCTGTTGCGCCTGAACCATCTCGGCATGGGTCTTCTGGTTCTGCGCCTCGATATCAGCCTGCATCTGCACGGCCTCAATCTGGGCTTTGCGCTCGTCCGCCTGCGCGTCCAGTTGCGCCTGCTGCTGCCCAAGCTGGAGCTGGGTCTGCGCCTTGACCTGCTCCTTTTGCATCTCAGGATCGGGCCGGTTGGCCGCCTCCTGCTTCATCTGCTCAAGAAGCTCGGGCTTGATGTCGAGGTAGAACTGATCGGGGTTCTTGATGCCGGCGCTTTCTGCCAGCTTGATCGCCGTCATGTTGATCTTGGGCACCATCTCAAGCGCCTGTGCGCTAAATCCGCCCTGCGCCAGCCGATCGGTCATCGCCATCTGGACGTTGAGGATCTGGTTCAGCATCGCCATGTCCCGGTCGCGTGAGCCCGTGCCAAGGCCAATATTGATCGTGGCGTCCATGTTGGCGTTCCACGAGCGCGGGTCCATCTCGACCCAGGTATCGCGAAGGCGTATCGTTCTCGGGCGATCCTGATGCTTGACGATCAGCTTGAGGATTTGCCGGAACACACGCCGCCAGCCCAATTCGGCTTGGTTGCGTGCGATCAGCTCGATCTGGGAATACGCCGAGTCTTTCTGGTTGTTGGCCGCCGTCGCGGTCTGGTTTTGCAGCGCCTCCGGGTCCAGCGCCATGGTCGAGCGGGACACGCCAGTTCGCATTTCCCGCACGTTGTCGAAGTGCTGGAGGCCCAATAGCGCCTTATCGCCAATGAACGGGACGGCAAGCGGGGCCGGCGGAATCGTGGTCTTGCTGTTAACCCAGACAGTCGCGCCAAACCTCGGGCTGCGAAGCGTGTCCGGGTTGGAAACCGTGCCTTCCTGCGCAACCGTCATCGGGTTGTTCACCCAATAGAGGTTATCGAGCATCTGGCGGGTCAGGACCGTCTTGACGCGCTGGATGTCCGACACATCGTCGGCCACCGATCGGGCGTCCCAGCGATGCGGCACAGGCTCGCAAGGGATATCGGAGAACGGCACGTCGTCCTCCCAGACTTCCCAATCCAGAAGCTCGCCAGTGCCTTGCGCGCCCGCATAGTATGCCCGCACGTTCTCGGCAATGCCGTCCCCGTCTACGTCCGCCTTGACGTAGCACTCGAACAACTCAACAAACAGCATGGACTCATCGCCCACGTTGTTGAAGAACGTAGACGAGTTTTCGTCCCGCGAAATCTTCTCTTGCAGGATCGACGAGAACCGATCGACCGGGATGCTCTCGACCAACTCACGGTCAAAGCCCATCTCGATCAGTTCGGAACGGGTCACGTCGCGCCGATGGGCACAGAACCGCGCGTCCTCGATGCAGGTCGCTTCCCGGTCCAACAGGAAATCTTCCGGGTTGATGCAATCGACGCGAAGCCGGCCCTCGGGGCGAACAACGCGCTTGAGCTTCAGTTCATACGTCGGCACCTGAACGGCCATGATCTGGCCGTCTGGACCGGGGACAGGAACAGTCTGCGGCTCGCCCTGCTTCTGCGCCAGTATCTCCGTGTTGCCGTCCTGCTGAAGGATGGCGATCTGCTCTTCGGTCAACCCGGAGTGCTCGGTGACCTCGAATTCCTTCTTGGTGTCCCACCAGTGCTTGATGATGCCGTTGCCCTGCAGCAAGGAATCATGCGTGCCATTCCACATGATCCGGTAGCCAGGGTTTTCCTTCATGAACACGTAGTTCACGTAGTCCGTGGCCTGCTTGGCGAATTCCTCGTCGCTCGGCTTCTCGGGCTCATAGATCGCCATGCGATCGGAGGCCGTGAACACCCGGATGATGCCAGGCAGCATCCAGCCGATCGTGTCGGCAACGTCCATGGACACGACAGACGAGCGGCCGGTCATGGCCGGCGTATCGCTCATCTCGCCGCGATAATATTCGAGCGCCTTGGAACGCTTCTGCGACAGCTCGGTATCGTCGTAGGTCAGGGCAGAGCTGATTTCCTGGGACAACAGGGCCTTGAGCCTGTCGTCGCCCATCTTCTCCTCAGACAACCCAGTCTTCCTCGGGTTCGTGAACGACGGTTACGGGTCTGATCATGCTGTCCAATGTCATGGCGAGGTAGCGGAATGCGTCAGCCGCGTGGCTCGTCCAATCGTGGACAGGCCGCGGCTTTAACGCCTGCAATTTGTCGTCGAACTCGGCGCGGTAGAGCTTCAAAGCATCGATACCGCGAGCGCATTTTCTCGCGTCGAACCAGCAGCGCGGGATGATGGTGCGAACGGCGTTAATACCGTCTTCAACCCGATGCATCGGCGCAATGGTGAGGTTCTTCAGCCCAAGGCTTTCCAGAACTTCCAGGCGAGACTTACCTGTTCCCAATTCCTTAGCCTGCGCGTCATGTGGTACGATATGAGCCGCGTATAGGTAAGGTTTCGATCCGATCTCGCGGACATAATGCCCAAGGTCAACACCGGATGATTCGTAATAGTCCACCAGCCGTATTTCGCGACCAACGACCTGAGCAAACCAAATCGCTGTCGAATCTCGAATGCCAAGATCCCAAGCGGTGTATACCTGCGCTGTAGGCTCGTAAGGCACGCCGGCAATTCTCTTGTCGGCGTCGGCTTGCTGCATGAGCTTGCCATAATACGCTCCAATGACAGCAGCCTCGAACGAGCACTCGAACTCTTGCGCGTATTGCTCTTCCGTCAGTCCCGCGCCCAGGCTTTCAAGCTCTTCCGGCGGAATAACCCCGGTCTCAGATGCCTTCAGGACAGCCCTGAACCAGCCAGGCAACTCAGCGCCGCTCTCGTCGCGGTCGATCTTGTAGAACCAATCCCGGCCCTTGGGCGTGCCGATAAACGTGCCCCATCCATTGTAATCGGAAAGGGTCGGTCGTATGACCTCGGGCCAAGCCCTGGGGTCCATCTGCGCCGGCTCATCGATCGTAACGCCGTCATTGTAGAGACCGCGCATACGGTCGTAATTGTCAGCACCGTACAGGCGAACACGAGCACCATTGGGGTACTCCACCCACAATTCGCTTTCGCTGATCTGGATGCCCGGTATGGGCGCCGAGTAGTGCTTCAGATAGCCCCAAGCCACGTCCTTGGCCTGGGTGTAGGTCGGGGCAACGTAACTATACCGCGGAGGCGGGAATTGCCTCGGATTGGTCAACGCCGCCTTGATCTTGTCGTTGATGCAGCCGACCGTCTTGCCAAAGCGCCGATGGGCGACGATCTTGGCAAAGCGTTCTTTGCGGTCGTGATAGGGCTCGAACTGAGGACGCGGCGTGTACGGGATTACAATTTGAGCAGCCACAGGACAAATTCGCCGCCATAACCAACAACGGTGCAAGCAACCGAGATTGCCGCGAAAACGCCGGCCCAAAATACCGGCTCGCGCCACGCGTTCGGAGCAAAAGGCCTCATCACGATTTGAGCCATGTGATGGTGATCGGCCCGCCGTCCTCGTCACCCTGAACGATTTGCGTAGGCTTACCCCACCCTCGATCCAAAAGGCTGTTTGCCGCCGCTACGCGAGCCGCTGGCGGGGCTTCGGCCGAGTGCATGATGCTGGCAAGGGTTGCTAATGCGCCCTCTGTGTGGCCTCGCGCCAAAGATCGAATATCGGTAGGAGTTTTAGCCATTTACTGAACTTGGGGTCAAATCTTGAACTTGGGCCACTCATGCGGCGTGCCGGTATACGGCCATGCGGGATGAGCGAGCGAACCAAGGGGCTCAGCAAACGGCATCACGCCAAACATCGGCCAGCCGATCTCAGGCGGGTTCTTCGCCTCGAACTCGGCTTTCTGCTCCTGACGGTTGAGGATCTTGTTGATCGACTTG